CGTATACGTACGCAAAAAGTCATTTCGACAAATTTGGCAGTGGGAGTTCACATAACGTCCTGTTCAGGTGTGTTGTTTTGGCTTTCAGGAGGCCTTCAAATTTCACATCAAGCAGGTTGGATTCTTCCAAAGGGAAGCACTCGGTAATTGAATTTACCAATCTTGTTATAGAGAGGGAGTAGGAGCCCTTCTGGGGAAACACCCGTGGTTTGAAGACCACACCGCTCTTCCTAACAGGATAGTAAGATCCTTTTGGTTGTTAAGCTCTATAGTGTGAGCCGGCATCCGTACGGTTGAAGACGTACACCAGAGGCGTTGATTTGTTCTTGTCCTGAGGCTACCAATATCGGTTTTGAGCAACCTCGCACTTTAGAGAAAGTTTCAAAGACTAAGCGTCATAACTCTATTAGTTCCGAATTTCCATACTCCCAAGTGCACAATATGGCTCTGTCAGTGAAACCCAAGCTGGCCGTGTCAGGATTTTCTACTCGTTCTCAGTTCGCTTTCACGCGAGTGGCTCCAGGTGATGCAAAAGAGAAGCGCCTTCCAGGCCCCTCTTTTTGCAGAAATGAGAAGCATCGCAGTATCGTGTGCCAGGATGATAAGGTCCATGAGGTTGCCAACAAAGCCTCTCTCGCCAGCAATGGCCAGACCTGGGACCCTTTTGAGGAAGCTTCGAGCATCAAGGTTCTGGCTGAGTGTTTCGGCGTTTCACACGCTATTGCTCACCAGGCGCTGAAGCGGTTCACAGCTCACATCAAGTGCCACCATTCTCTGTTTGGTGACGCTGTACCTGTGCTGGGTTCTTCTGAAGATGGTGCGTCGCTCCTTGGTCAATGTGTCGCCACCGACGCATACCACACGTTCTGCGAGCGCGTAAGAGCGGATTGGATCGAGCAGGCAAAGCCTGCCCCGTTGTCACGGCAGGAAATCAATGCAATTGGTTCTGCCGTGGCTGCAGCTTCTGAGTCCTACAAGGGTCAGAAAAATGCAGCTTACCATCTGATGCTGGCTAAGGCCGTGTCCTCCGCGAAGGGCATTGGGCTCCTCCAGTATCTCTGGCGCCAGAGCGCCAAGCGAAATCGTGCCGAAAAAGCATCTGGCACGTCAGCGCCTACAACATGCGCAGCACCCGACGTTGCTGCACTTGCTGAGGGCTGGAAGATCAAGTCCACCAAATGGGTTGAGAGCAGGGCCAGGAAGGCATGCTCCGACGCACGTGCTCACGCTGTGAGCAATGTCTTCGGTCTCTTGGATGTGGAGGAGTGTGATTCGCGCGACTACGCGCTGATCTACAGCCTCTTCACCAGCCGCAGCGAGTCTGCGAGGCCAAAGAAGTGGGTCAGGTACGACGATCCCATCTTCGGGAATGTCGCACGCCAACTCGTGAGGGAGGGCTTTGTTGAGACTGTGTTGTCTGGTGGTGTTCGCTACGCCAAGGTAACACAGCATGAGATTGAGATCCTGAAGTCCCATGTCAATGCGAAGTGGGAGAGGAAGGCTTCGAGCTTGAGCAGTGTTGCTCGCAAGAAGCGCACCGTCAAGGATCTCAGGAAGGCCAAGGCACTGGTCCAAACTCAGTGCTTTGACCTGGACCCCATGTCCTGGTTCGCACCAAGTGTGAACAAGAACATTGAGACGGTGGCGAAGGCTGTTGAGGCAGGCGTTGCATCTGCAACTGCTTCTGTCGCCTCTGTCACTGAGTCGGTGAGCTCCATAGCCAGTACACTGGAGAGCAGTATCGAGGGGTGTGCATCATTGTTCAAGACCATCAGCATGTTAGTTGGGGCATACGTTTGCATGAGGCACATTCCATTCTTGAGAAATCATGCTGCACTCATTACAGCACTCTTATCTTTTGGTGTGCCCAGTGCCCTGTGGAACGAAGTGAAGGGCCTCTTTACATTCCCTCCTGGGGATGAGGATAGGCCCACCATGCCGGTTACACAGGCTATGGACGTACCTCTTGAGCAGAGTGATGTTGCTACAGTCGCCAAAATGGCTGTCACAGCATTTTGTTTCTTCATTCCCACACTGCGGGGTGTAATGTCCGAGAAAATACTTCTTCGGAATTTGTCTAGCTTTGATGGGGCAACCCGTGGTGCTGAGAGCCTAAGTAAGTTTTTACTTGAGATTCTTGAAAGGATCGTGAACTGTATTAGGACAGCCATGGGGGCAGACAAGATGAAACTCGTAAAGGGTGCATGTGACAGGGTTGACTCCTGGCTAGAAAGCACTGAGGTTATAATCAAAAAGCTCCAGAAGGAGCCCAAAAACGTTGATGGACGAGCAGCTCAGGCTTTAGCCACGAGAGGTCTCTTCTTATTGACGGACCCCTCAGTGCCCAGTGTCACCCACGGGGCTATTAGATCCGAACTGACTAAACTTCAGAACGTATTAGATAGCATGTCCGCTTTGGTCTCTGAGAAGCCTACAGTGCGGGTTGAACCAGCAGTTGTTATGCTTGCTGGAAGGCCACGCATAGGTAAGTCAACGTGTATGAATGCTATTTCCATTGAGATTTGCAAGGCCATAGTCTCTGAAGAGGAGCGATGTGGCAGTTTGGACTTCCAGCGTTTTATATTCAGCAAGACTTCTGACAAGTACATGGAGGGCTACGTAAATCAGCCTATCATTGCTATAGACGACTTTGCTAAGAGCACTGTTGTCAAGGGGATGGAAGATACTGATTACGACTCCATGATTTCCCTTGTAAATATGTGGAATGTAGCGCAGAGAATGGCAGCCGTGGAGATGAAGGGCCGCACTTTCTTGGTCCCACACGCCGTGGTATGTAGTACTAATGCAAATAGCTTCAACAGAGCTGAGGTTGTTCTTGAGCATCCAGAAGCTTTCTTCAATAGGTTGCACTTCCCATACCGCATTGAGCTTAGGCCAGAGTGGCAGACAGGGGTGCATAAATCATTTGACATGGCAAAATACAACAGACTCATGGAAGAGACTGATGGAGCTTGTACATTTGATCCATGGACTGCAGAGAAGTGGGACTTTTCCCGTGGCTCTAGTGCTGTTGACAGTGGTGGTCCTCTCCCTCTTATAGAAGTAGTCCGAGAAATCGTTCGCAACGTCATTAAGAGGAACGAGTACCATGACAGCTACCAGAACTCCATGACGATAATGGCCAGGGCTAGATCAGTTCTTGACCCAGTTGTGCAGTGTGCTGACGAGGAGGAGTTCTATGATTGTGACGAGGGCATTTCTTGCCAGGACTTGCCTGATGATCTTAACAAGAAAGAGGCACGTTTTGTTGCCAAATACTTCTCCACTGCCCTTTTGAATGGCGCACCCCTTGCCAATCTGGTAAGTGCGGCTGCCAACATTAGGGCCAGTGCACAGCCTGCACTGTCGTCGTGGGAGTGGTATTGCAACAATATGACCAAAATGATGTCAGATCCTATTGTTCGGGTGCTCTTTGCTCAGGGTGCTTTGTTGGCTCTCGCGCCTTTCATAGCTCCTGTGCTTAGGGACTTCTGTGCCAAGGTGTCCGACATCTTCTGGCCTAAAACAGCTGTTGATAAGGAGTTGGATCGTAAAATCCACAACTTAAGAGACAACTGCAAAGACCGCGAAGACAAGGAGACCCTGAAGAGAATTTGTGATGTTCTAAAGTCACACACTCCTGCAGGAAGGTCTGCATTGCTTAGCCTGCTGGAAGACATCAAGGATGAACACTTCAGCTTCCAGACCACGGGCACCAAAAACAATGGTAGTGCTGTCATTTCCCCTGACGCTTTTAAGGAGATTATGTCCAAGTACGTAGTCAAGTCACAAGGTAGTGTTTCCTCATCTGCCTCAGGTTCAGAGTACATGGGGGGTAAAGCAGACCGGCGTCATCAAAAGAGAGATTGGAAGGGTGTGTTCGCCAACCAAGGTAGATACATGACCATGAGAGAACAGGTCCGCGCAGACAACACGTACCGTGGCTATGACGCTGAGGTGCAAGGCGCTATGCTTGAAGACATCACTGCCAAGTGCAGAAAAGCTGTTTTCATTATGAGCGTTGTGCATGAATCAGGGTCCGAGAGCTTTGTGGGTGCTGTGTGGGCAGTCAGGAAGGACTACTTCCTCATGCCCAGACATTACCTGTCAACAATCAGGGCGCGGCGTGAGAAGGGCACCTACTCCGGATCTGCTTTAATCCGAATGAGTTCTGTATATATGCCCGATTTTAAATTACATGACTTGACCGTTGATGACTTGATGAAAGCAAACCAGGTGACGTGTCCTGACGAAGACATAGCCCTGGTTAAAATGGTTGGTAACCAAGCCACTTTTGACTTGACAAAGTTTTTGATTTCTGAAGATCAACTTGCCAATATTACATCAGGCCATGTTTTGTATGAGTTCCCACGCCTCAAGGTTTCTGACCCTATTAGGCAGGAGCACACCTACTTCACTAGGCATGATCGCGTTATACCAATATCAGCGACATGTCCGGAGGAGCAGTTTACTGTGTCACGGCCACTTCAGGTCAGGGTTAATACCAAGTCGGGGGATTGTGGGTCCATGGTCTTTGTAGACGACTGGGCTGCGCTTCAGTGCCACAGATTGATTGGTTTCCACGTGGCTGGCTCAGACAACTATGGTTATGTGGTCGTACCCACCGTAGAAATGGTGGAAGCGATGTTCGATGCAATCGATGGAAACACTAAACCAGATGTTGATGACCCTTCGCCACTAGAGACTGCAACTGTTGTTCAGGGGTTCGACCCAGACACTCACTTGGGGGGTTGCACGATCAGGCCTGGTTGGACCTTGCAAAAGACACTGCAGTCCTGTGCCAAGAGTGCGTTGACTCGCACACCCATGTACAATAAGGTTTGGCAGTGTTCGAAGGTTCCAGCTCTGCTCAAGACGATTCAGTGTCCTAGGCGGGGTGTGGTCAACCCGTGGCGTGTAGCAGTCTCCAAGTACGACTCCAAGCCACTGCCTTATGTGAGTAAGACAGAGCTTGATGTCGCAGCACACATTGCTTTTGAGCCGTTCAGGAGGCTTACACCTGCCCTTAATGACTCACCAAATCGTGTCTGCTACACCCGTGACCTTATGACCATGGAAGAGGCTGTGACAAGCAGTATGAAGTTTCCTAACCTTAAACCTATCAATAGGCGCACATCTCCCGGCTTTCCTTGGAACGCTATGGGCCACACGTCTAAGAGAAAGTTCTTTGGTGAGGGCAACGAGTACGAGTTGAGTGGCCCTGACTATGACAAACTCATGAAAGTCACGGAGGAGTGCGAGGAGCAGCTCAAGTCCGGGGTCAGACCCATGTTTGTATATACTGACTCTTTGAAAGACGAGTTGAGATCAGAAGAGAAAGTACTTGCAGGGGAGACTCGGCTCATTTCAGGTGCCCCTTTACATTTGGTTATACTGACCCGTAGGTATTTTGGAGCCTTCCTTAACGCAGTGATTGCTACCCGCATTGACAACGGTATTGCAGTTGGTATTGACTACGTTGGGGAGTGGACAAAGCTTGCTGGTACTCTGAACAGTAGAGGTGGAAGAGTTTTTGCCGGTGATTACAAGGCTTTTGACGCACGTTGCATACCCAGTATCCACAACGCAATCCTCACGCAGATTAACCACTGGTATGATGATGAACACTCGAAGATTAGAGAGCTGCTCTGGCTTGAAATCACTCATTCACGGCATTTGTGCTCAAATGGTGGTTTTAGCAAGGACACTATCTATGAGTGGACTGGTTCTATGCCCAGTGGATCCTGCCTCACATCAATCCTCAATTCATTTTATTCATTGGTCCTATTTGTCCTTTCCTACCGAAACGCTTTTAATGGTAGACTGGACTTTTGGGACCACTGTTTTCCGGTGACATTTGGGGATGACAATGTGGTCGCGGTAGATACAGAGACAGCAAAGGAATTTAATCAAATTACTATGAATGACCTCATGGCCAGATACGGAGCGCGATACCAGATCGAAACCAAAGATACGGACACAGGTCTTGTCCCAACAAGACTGGTAAGCGAGGTGAATTTTCTGAAGCGTACATTCGTTTACGATGATGACAAAGCCACCTGGCTGTGCCCCCTTGACCGCCAGACCATCCGTGACATAACCAGTTACACCATAGCCAAAACTGTGGATTCCAGTCTTATGTCTCAGTTGGTTGATACGTGTATGAGGGAGTTCTCCTTGCACTCCGAGGAAGTCTGGTCTGAAGATGCACTTTTGCTCTATCGCAAGGCTTCCTCCATGGGGTACCACATCGCTTTACCCCCTGACCAGGACGCCTGGCGCGGAGTTGTCCTTCGGGAAGGCATTTGCCGAGACCCCGACGTTGACCCTGTGGCCTAGTTTACCCAGCGAGGAGCCCCTCGTCCCACGTTGCAGGAAAAGCCACTTGTACATAGAGGAAAATTAGTCCAGCCTTGCGACGGGCTAAGACTGTAAATAAGTCGTACAATTCCAAACCATCCAGATTCTGTTGAAAATGCTTATGAGGACCCGCAACTGCTGACCTCCATGGGTGAGGTGACTTTGGCCGGCGCGGCCTGTTGTGATGAAGATGTTTCTTCTAGCAAGCCATTGCTGGAGATCAACAACATCACTCAGCCACACACCGCTATCGTTGCTAGGCCTATTAGGGCTTGGACTTTGTCGTGGGCTCCGACTTCTAGGGACGTAGTTATTAACCAACCTATTGACATGGGTATTCTCCTCCCTATGTTTGAAACATTAGTTCAGGCGGGGTACACAGGTGTTAGGTTTGATATTGAGGTCCAACTTGAGTCCATGGTAGAAACAACCGTGGCTGGTATGGTCCGTGTCGGTTGGATACCCGCTCAAGATTCTGGTTCAGGAATGCCTGCTGGTGCACTAGACTCAGTAGGTAATCTCAACAGAATTATGATGCCTGGTATTTCATCACAAATTCCGGGCGTGAATCTTAATTTGTCCACTGACACGTGTGCCCACTTCACCATCCCTTGGGTGCTTCCCATGGATTGGATGCCCGTGCCATTCGTCGATTACAATCCTGTGTTTGCTCGACTGGTCATCGCTTCTATAACCATGCCGCAGATACCCAGTGGAGTGGCCAATCCCAAGTTCCGACTCTGGCTCAGGCCAATCAACATCATCTGCTTCGGTTCCGTCGCGACCCGTCAACTGCCAACTTGGTGATGAGTGTTGTTGAGGAGCAGCAATCAGTGACTAAGCCCTTGTCTACTGGGCTTGCTGAAATGGCAAAGGGAGCCAAAACTCTCTCTGCTGTGCCCTTGTTGTCAAGTCTTGTTTCACCACTGTCCTGGGCGATGGCTGCTTCAGCCCGCGTCGCCGCAAGCTTTGGTTATTCTAAGCCTATTGACACCAGACTTCCCACGAGAGCCTTCGTAAGGAACCAAGATTGGACTTCTTACTACAATGCTCCGGACATGAGTCTGCCGCTCTCATCTTCAATTGTCAATGAAGTACAGCGCGTCCCTTATTTCCCTGGAACCAAGGTAGATGAAATGTCATTTGACTACATTCTAACCAGGCCATCACTCATCAGTAATCCAAAGTTTTCAACCGGTGATACAGTTGAGGGCACAGTCAAGTACACGTGTAGGGTGTCTCCGTCCAGCATGTATTACTTAACTGTGAATAACACAGTCCCTTATACGAGGGCTGTAAACGGCACAGGGAAGACCGCTAAGATCGCTCCTGCACCTGTTCTTTACATGGGTAACACATTTGGTCTGTGGCGTGGTGGTTTTAGGTTTACTTTTGTATTACCAAAGACAAAGTTCCATCGTGGGAGACTGTTGGTTTCGTATCAGCCCCCAGGTTACACAAACCCCCTTACCAACTTCGACCCTACCAAAGTCTTGAAGTGGGATAAGACTAGGCTGTCGGGCCACAATGTGATATGGGACATCGAGAATGCTGACACTGTCTCCATTGACGTTCCATTTTTCGCACCACAGAGGTACTTACCTATCAACTCTGACATTGGTTACGTAACGGTTTCCGTTCTTGACGGGTTGCGTGTAGTTGCCGACGCCAGTACAACACTTGAGATGGCAGTGTTTGTTGAGTGTTTACCTGGGTTTGAGTTTGCGAATCTCACAAAGCCATTCAAGCCCCCTGCTCCCCCGGCCTTGCCTGGTGACCTGCCCTTTTGTACTTACGCAGTATGAGTACAAAAGACAGTGAACTGTGTATTGGCGAGCGTTTTACATCAATCAAGCAGATTATGTCTGTTGCCTACCCAATGGCTGTGATGAGTAAGACGCAAGGGGACTCTACACCCCATGACAATTTGGCTTTGTTTGACTTTTGGAATTTGAGGAACTTTATGACGGGGTTATTCACGGACGGTTATTTTGAGGTCGCCCCATATTCAAATTGGGATCATAACGTCATCAAACTTGACAGTTCTGGTAACACACTGTACGCGTGCCCAACTCCGCTATGTACATATTACTCACTTCTTTTCGCTATGGCCAGGGGATCTACTACAGTTGTCAGTAGGGGCGGCAAGGTGGCATTTGATAACAACGCGTGGCACACGGACAGGTTCTATGGTTCTAATGCTTTCGATGCACAACTTGCAACCAGAAAGGTTGAAGACACGCCCTGGACTGCTGTTCGCATACCATTCTTGTCCACCTACCAGTACCAACCGTCTGGAGTGGACAGACCACGGCCGCTTAACAGTGCCTTCAGGTCACGTGCCTTTGCCCGTGAAGGTGATGAGAATATCGTATCTGTGTGCGCTTCAGACGATGCCCAGTTGGGTCTTTTCATTTGTACGTGGCCTTTGTTGGTAGCGCAGACAAGTAAGATTTTACTCAAGAACTACGACTACTACGTGAACACCCTGGACCCCTCCGTGGCTGCTTATGACGAATGGGACAAGCTCACAAATGTACCTCCTCCCGAGGAGGGGACAGTTGTGCCTGAAGGTACCACCCCGGAGCAGCCACTAGGACCAGAATTATGACCAGGGTTGTACATATAAATTCCTGGCGTGCCTTTTTGAATAGGGCTTCAGTTGTGAATGTTGCAGTCACAATTGAGCGAAGGAGGCTTTTAACCTTCCTAACAACTGCTATGCAACCAGGTGGGGACTTTCCCGTGTCTATTGAGGTTTTAGACAAGATGAGGACCTTCCTGTCACTTCCCAATGAGTCTATACATGGGGACCCACAAGGTCCGCTTGGTATATACTCTTTCATTAGGCTTGTTTCTTCTGAACTTGCCGCACTAGATGCTCTCGCTATAGTAGAGCACTAAAAACCTCCACTACACACAGCTTGAAGGAGATCAAGTTGTTCTGAGCCCACGGAGTTCTATAAAATTCTGTTGTTGATCGCGTTCGCCGCCGTAACCTATGTTGTAACACAGGCGGGCGTCTTCAGTCTTCAGCGTCTTATTTTACATGGTCGTGACAACAGAGCCCCCACTATAGGGGTCACTGTTTCAGAGCAAGCCTAAACTGGCGTGCGTAGTGTGTACTAAGGCTCCAGTATTTAAGGGCCGCTTATATTCAGATTTCGACGTATGAGCGGCCCTAGGCCGTATCTGCGATCACTCCTTACTGGGTGAGAATCGAT